AGCATCTTCGGTAGGGGCGGTAGGAGCAATAAAGTGATCACGAGCCATGATATTTAATCCTTCAAGTAGTTACAGAGATTTTGCGGCGTACAGAAAAAGTGGATTCACCGTAGCTTTCACTACAGGCTTGTCCTCAGAAGTGTTGGTCGCCGCAACCGCCCCCACTTTGAACTTATCTTTAAACAGAGGCACGATACGTGCATGTTCGGTCACCACATCACCTGCAGACATTACATCTACAGCTTCAGCTTTGCCGCCTAGTGCTACGGTCATAGTCTTAATGCTAGACCGAGCGATGTTAGCCAAGGCTTCCATATTGGAAGTAGACGCTGCTAAGGCGTCCTGAGCAGCCTTTGCTGCCACTCGAAATTCCGTCACCTCGACCTGCAGCTTTTCGACTTGAGCTTGAAGGTAAGTAGTCAGATCGCTAGGCTTGGCAGCTTCTGCGGGTGCTGCGCCAGTGGCAGCAGCAGCGTTAGTAGCTTCCAAGGGTTTAGCTTCTGCTTCCAATTCTTCAGCAGTCTTTACTACAGTATGAGTAGAGGCATCAAGTGTAACACCAGCAGCTAGCGCGATGATCTGTTCTTGAGTCATGGGTTTTGGCATAGAGTTTCCTTCGGGAGTTGCTGCATTATCTACCATGGATGCCATCGCTTCCAGACCAGCGCCTATAACTTGTGACAAATTGGCAGATAATTCTGTAGTGGTGGCAGCTTTGACCATAGTTGGTCGGTTATTTGGGGCTGTTTTAGAGGCTATCTTTGCGCCTGCAGCAGATGCCTTAGTGAAGGCATCTTCAAGTGTACCTACGTAGTCTATTAAGCCTGCCTCTACGGCCTGCTTACCTACAAACTCTTTGCCTTGACCAAACTTAGTATCAGCAACAGTATTGCTCATGCCTCTGCGCTCTGCCACATGTCCAAGGAATATGTCGTACATAGCCTGAGCCTTAGACTCAAGGCCAGCTTTAGCTTCTTTAGACAGTGGCTCATACGAGTTAGCCAAGGCTTTCTCAGTACCAGCGCGAATGACTGTGACCTTAACACCGTCTTGCTCCAATTGCTTAGAGCGTTCAGCGTGTACCATGATGATACCAAGGCTACCTGTAAGTGCAGTCTCTGCAGCATAGCTAGTACGTGCGGAAGAACCAAGCCACAACGCAGCAGACGCTTCTGTACCACCGTTATAGGAGTAGACTGGCTTAACCTTATCTACACGGGCTATAAGCTGTGCTGTCTCATGGACACCAGCTACGGCACCACCACCAGAATCTATGTTCAATAAGATGGCGCTTACATCTGGAGATTGGATAGCAGCAATGAGCGCATCACGAATGTCACCATATCCGGTAACACCAAAATAGCTCATGAAGCCTGCATGTCCATTAACAAGGCTTCCACGAATATCTATGATACCTACGTTGCCCTGCACTGTCAGGAGCATAGGCATAGGGGTGTCTGTCTTATCACCGAACTTAGATAGCGCATTAGCCTTGGCATCGACCACAGCTTCGTAAGAGTGTTGAGAACCTAGCCAGAGATTAGTAGTCATTGTAAGGGTTTCCTGTTCAGGCTACTATACCAAAGATCACGCTTCTAGGAGTGCCAAAATCATCGCAAGTATAGTCTAATGTTCTCGGGCTTACCCATCATTGGTATGTCTTCGACTTTTGGTTATACAATGTGCTGTGGCTAGGGCCTGAAGCCTCAGGTGTCCAGTAAGGCCAGAATCATCGCTAAAAGGTCGGAGTCTTCCATATCATGTTCACCAGAAGCCAATATCTGGCCTAACTTCGTAGAAGAGCTAACACCTATAACAGTAGCTTTACCGGCACCAGCAGGTTTAAAGATGCCAACACTAGAACTGTGGTCTTGTATATAAATACCTACAAGTGCAGCCCCTCTAGCTTCAATATCGGCAAGTAGGCCTCTACCCTGCACTGCGGGTATGGTGACTGTGACTTCGACCTTGTGGTCTACAAGGTTTTTGCGCTTGTTAGGCCCAAGCTCTACGTTCCATGACCTATCAGGAATAGGTGTAGTAGGTGGTACTACAACTATCCCAATAGTTAGCGCCAAACCTGCTGTAACAAGTATGCCGCCTAGACCTAAGCCTCTAGTAACCAAGCTCATACTAGGGCTTCTCTGCGCTCCGCACCTTGACCGCGATAAGGCACGGAACCATCGACAGTTTCGTATAACTGTGCTGTGAGCAATGGTGTAGTACCATCTGCATCATAGACTGTCATGATCCCTGTAGTTGGGTTAGTGACTGTCTTGTTCTTTAGGATTGCTGTTGCTATGTCAACTTTAGTCTCAATAGATGCTATAGCCCCTAGTTCTGAGGCTAACTCTGCACGAACGGCTGTAGCTATTTCGCTAGCAGTAGGTCCAGATGCACCACTACCTGCAACAGTAGCAAAGGCTGCTGACTTGGTACGATCTACAAACACACCTGCTACAGGTACGATAGTAGCACCAATATTACCAATCACAGTGTAATTGCCGGGGTTCGGAAACTTCAACTGATAACCGTTGATGAATGGCACATCATGGAAGTATGCCCCACCACCCAAATCTACTCGCTTGTATTGAATGATAGGGTCGTACAGCATACCAACATCGTCATCCTCAAAGCCACGTAACGTATCCTTGAAAGCAACAATGTCAGTTATGCTGGCCGTTGACAAGACCAGCTTGTTAGTCCAGTCAATACTGATAGTCATTACAGATCGCTAGTTGCGATTGCGTTAGTGCCGTTGGTAGCACTTGTACCCGCAGCAAACGTGGTTTCAAAAGGCTGCAATGCAGAACCTGCACCAAGCCGTACTTTCAAACGTGCAGTAAAGTCGCTAACATAGGTGTAGCTAGTAGACGTTTCAGTGGTAGACGCTGCTACCTTGTCGATGAATGGGCACCATGCTGGCGATGCTGTAGCGTGAATCTGACCCCATGTACCACTAATTGTAAAGGTCTTAGTTCCACGATTGATAGAGGTATATGCATAAGGTACACCGTTAACCCGTATGTAGCCAGTATCAGGCGTGTCGTTTTTGATAGCCTCAACCATTATCACTGTGTTGCCGCCTGAAGTAGTAGCACCGTTGGTGGTGTACTCATTGGTAACAAAACCAGAGCCTGAATCACGGCCAACCAAGACACGAGCGCCAACAGTCAAGCCGCCGATAGAGATGCCAGCTACAACAGGATTACCAACAGTCGTACCGTCATGAGAAATCATCTGGTACTTCTGCAAGTCACCAGCCAATGCTCCAGCGATATACCAACCTTGTGCTACGAACCACTTACCACCAGCCACTGTACCAAAAGGTGCAGCACCATTAGGTGTGTAGCCAAATGAGCCATCGCCTAGTGATCGAAACTTCCAGCCTAATACACCGTCAACGGTTGTTGTACTAGCTTCGTCGCAAATAGCTTGGCAATACTGAGCAGCTTCTGCAATAGTGCAGCCACCCGAAAGCGTAATAGTACCCTTGTACTCCTTACTTCCGTTACCATCACCTGTATTTTGATTAACACTACCTGTTGTGATAGTAACCTTGGTGTTAAGTGCCAAGGCACCAGCAAGGTTAAGAGGTGTCCAGTCAGTTGTAGCAGTTGAGATAGCGGCTGGTTGCTCACCACCAGCTATCAGGTTAGCAGAAAAGTCACCATAGGTCTGCCCGTACTTACGAGAGTAAACCCGAATGTCACCAGAGTCGATAGGTGTGCTGGCAGTGATAGCTTTAACTAGAATCTGGATGTGGCCTGTAGGCCAGTATGTAGAGAGCTTAGCAGCGTTCTGTACAATGTACATAGGGCTACCAGCAACCAGAGGAGAGCCGATGGACTTAACACCTGTGTACAAGTCAGCACCAGAGTTCTGACTGATAGATCCGAATCTGAAGTACTGAGCCGCAGATGCATCAATGTTGAATGTACTCAACAGGTTTAACAGCATAGGCTTAATGGCTGAGCGAGGACCGTCTAGCTTAGAAGGGTTAGCAGTCAAGATACTGACTGAGTCATCCCCTGAGCTGTTGGCATCGTCTGCCATTGCTTGTAACCACTCATGCAGCTCTAAAACTGTGTGAATCTGTGGGGCTGTGGCAGTGCGAATATCCCCACTACCACTGATACTGAACTCTGATGCGCTAATCGCTGCCATGATTTACTCCTATTGATCGTCGCGTGCCTGCAAAGCAGTGGCACTAGTTGTTGAACCAGAAATGGGGGTAAGTTGTGTCACCCACTCAAAATATGTTGGTGTGCCTGTACCCTTACGAGCAGTAATGACCACTTCACCAGTGTACTCATTAGTTGCAAAGTTAACCACACCACCAGACTCTGCACCATTGAACAAAATAGCAGCATTATCAAGTCTGGTAATTTTTACTTGTGAACCTGTAACAAGTCCCGTCACCAGTATGGGGGCAACAGCGATTGGGTACACGTTGTCTTGTGCTGCATCAGTAGACTCAGTGAATATACGTATATTCGTTAAGATGTTACCAGCATTGACAGTAAGTGTTGTAGCTCTAATCTTAAGCTTGAACCCTAGAGATGCAGACAGGGTAAACGTGCGAAGCGTGGTCGGGTTAAGCGGCTGCCAAGCGCCGTTGTAGCCAGCGCCGTTGTTCAGGTCAATCTGAAACTCCAGCGTGTGGTTACCGTAGGTCGATCCACTGGTAAACGTGACGTTAGTACCAGTCATGCCAAGTGCAGTCACTGCAAATGCCGTGTGGCCCTTGCAGTAGTACGGCATCTCAAACGTCACTTGGTCGCCCGCTTTTGTCAGCAGCAGGTTTCCTGTAGACGAAAACTGAGGTGTACCGCCAGTTACCGCACACTGAGCCGCTGATGCCGCCGTAGGCTGATTCATAGCCAGCCAGATAGAACCAGTAGTTGCAGCAGTAAATACGTCACGCCAATGTGATCCGTACACAGACGTTTGGCCTGTGGTTATACCAATGTATCTACTGCCTTTAACCGTAGTATTTAAACCAGCATTGACCCCTGTACCTCCGTAACCTGTGACGTTAAAGTTCTCAACTACCCAATCAGAGTCGGAGTTGATGGATGTGAATGGACCGGAGGAAAGACCTGTCATGTAGCTGCGCTTGAGGCGCACAGTGGCTGAGTTGCCTGTACCTGTCACACCCCAGACAGTAGCTGAGCCTGAAGGAACGCAGTTAAGCGGTGATGCCTTAGTACCAATATTGCGTATCTCAATACCTAGACAGTTGTTCACATCGAACAGTGCGCCGTTCGGCTGATGCGCTCCTGATGGGAAGCTGACAGGGCAAGTTGTACCATCAAATACTACGTTAGACACGCCTGCACCAAATGAGATAAGCTGCGTAGGCGCTGTAGTGTTGGTTGCGGTTGTCAGCGCATGGTCAGAGTATCTAAAGCCTGTGGTGTAGCTTGGGCTGATGCACTGGTTATGCAAAAAGCGCCCACCACCAATGATCCAGTTGTTCTTGAAAATACAGCCTACCGTCTTGGTAAAGAACAGTGAGGATGTGACCGTGCCCCGCGTGAGCAAGCAGCGAAAAATGTTGTTCTCAAAAGTCACGCCCGTGGCGTAGCTCACTTGCCCTGCCGTGGCATTGTTGGCCAGCGAGAAACGGGCAAAGGTGCTGTTTTTGATGGAGCCACCACCAAAGCAGGAGGTGATAACCAGATAGTTCTGCACCTGTGCCTGCGTGGGGGCCACGATGCAATCATCCACATCCAGAGGCGAGGCAATCTCAGACAGGATGATGGAGTCATTGATAGTGCAGGACTTGTACTTGACAAGGAATGCCTGCGTCATGTTTAGATACCACTGAATCACACAAGTCTTCAGGTCAACCGTACCAGCGTTGGTAGTGATGAACTCCTGCCGAGTAGCGATGGTTGCGTTGGGCAGCACCCGTGGGCCGGAGCCGGACGCACTTCGCGTGCAGTTGGTCAGGATAGTCGCAGGTATGCGAACTTTGCAGCCTGTAGGTGGCAAGAAACCTACGTTGTTAGTCCCATCACTACCGATACGGATACCTGCTGTGGTCTGCCAGATGTACTTAGCACGGGTGTCAGTAGCTAAAGCTGCTACTGCCACCGTGCTACCCACGCCGACGTATTTCTCATAAACGCCAGAGCCAGCAGCAGTCTCAATCCACACACCAGCCCACACACCCGCCACCGTGGCAGTGGTAGGGCAAGGGATGATTTGCGCCCGTGCTCCGTTGGTGGTACCCAGCTCAAACCATGCTTCAGTCGATTCGACCTTGGCAATGTTGGACATGGTGATGGTGGCGGTGTCCGGTGACTTGACCTCAATCCAACCCTGCACTGATGGGCCGGAGCAAGTAAGCGCAATGCCAGTGATAGCACCCGCAGCCCACTCCCCGCCTGTTGTGCCGCCAATCTTCATGAAGCCAGTAGCGCCAATGGCCGCACCAGCCACGATGGGGTCAGACTGCCAGTTAGTCCAGCAGCCCAAGAACACACCCGACACACCACCCTGAGAGATAGCCGCGCCGTAAGCAGGAGAGTTACCCGAACCGCCTGTATACGCCACTACTCTGACATAGGTAGAGTCAAAACTTAGTGTACCGCCTGTGCCGGAAAAAGAAACTGTATCAAGTGAACCACCTGCAATACTGTGATTTGCACAAGCATACGTGTCAGTACGAACTACAAAGGTAGTATTATTACTGATAGCGTAGGTATCTAACGTAGCATTGACGCTAGGTGCTGCCTGTGCATCAAAGTATGTTAGCGAACCGGAGTTAATCGTGTAGGCAGTCATGTCAGATGAATTTAATCAGGTCTGCTTCTGGGGCTAGGGTGAATTTGTCGTTTGTACTTGTAATGGTAGCACCGAACGAGCCTACAGCTATTGCCAAATCAGCTAAATCTGTGTCATAAATGAGGCATCCAGCAGCAGATATGCTCACATTTGCCCATGTCACCTCTCCGGGGAAATCCATTACAGCCACATCCTCAGACTCACTAAACACTGGTGCATTCAAGATAGCAGGCTTATATCCTTGAGCTGTGACCTCGTTAATTGGGCTATAAACCTTAGTAGATTTACCCAGGTTAGCCTTATCTGTGTACAAGGCTATCTTAAATACGTGGTTAGGCTTGATTTTACCTTGCAAAAACGCCAAGCGTCCTGCAGTAGTCAAGCATGTTTCAATCGCCATTTACGACCTCCATTCCTGTAACCTTACCGTCTTCTCCACGTACGACTCTGACTGATTTAGTAGGTTTCTGGGCCTCTGATGCAATAGTAAGGTGCAACTCTGTTGGCGCCACACTAACTTCTACAGGTTTCGACGCCTGGCGTGTCATAGTGTAAGCCATATCTTGCACAGCAGACAGAGAATCTCTATGGGCCTGCATCAAATCTTCTGTATCCGCTTTGGGCGAGGTCTTCGGGGCGCTCGGCGTATCAGGCTTAGCCTGAGACATATTGGAAGTCCCCGACGATGCCGTTCCGGGCTGACTAGAGGCACTGCCAGCAGCCGCCGCGCCCGTAGACATAAACATGGTGCCCATCAAGGGTTTGTAGCCTTGTGGGGGCAGATTTCCGGTCAACTGGATACAGGCTTCCTCATCAGTAGTCATACCTAGTGACAACAACTGCAAGATGCGACTCTGCTTCATGGCTTTGTAAGCCTCTAGCTCTGCGTCTGGGCGTAAGTCTATGTCATCGTAGCGGAATTCGACATAGCAATCCTGACCCATGATGCGAACACCAACTGTCAAAGCTCTAGAGTAGAACTCATTGAGCTTAACGCGAATCATATTAGCGTTCTTTATGAACAGCAAGGATTCGGCTGATGCAGCAGTAGCGCCTGCCCCGTGGCCGAGCACAACAGGCAAGGTCTTAACACCAGTCTGCAACTTACTGTTCAACACACTTTGAATGCGCTCAATAATAGCACTTGGGTCTTTACCACCGTCGATGTAAGAGTAACCTATCTCAGAAAAACTCACAAGTGCATCTTCTGGATTGGCTCCGTTAAGCACACCCTGCACAGCAGCGATAATAGACTGCTTATAGCTGGCAAACTTATTGCTATCGTTCAGAATGTCAGGTGGTGTGCTCTTCTTTACAGCCTCCGAATCAATGGTAGCCATTAACCGTGGTAATACAGCACGTTTCAAGGCCTTACGAATGTCGTTATTGAAGTCTAGGTCAGCTAACACAGGTTGCAAAGACGCTTCTAGAGGGCTTGCTGAGTACACATCTAGCAAGTCTTGGTCCAGTGCAACGTAGATAAAGGTAGGAATATCAAGGTTAATTTCAATACCGCCCAGTAATTGCACAGGTCTAGCAGCCTTCTCTTCGTCGTACCACTTGATAGTAGTAACAGGAATAGCGTTCAAACTAGCAGGAATCCGCGCTTTATCAAGTGCTAGCTCACCTGCACATGCTCCAGTTTGCAGCAACTGCTTACCCAGACTCTCAGATAGGCTCTGAATAGTCATCTGAGAACCATAAGTACCATCCACATTACCAAGATAGGTAATGCGTCTCAGTATTTCTTGTGCAATTCCGGTAGCAGCAGGGTTAACCCTCCCATCCATGTCCCTAGCGATGACTGAGAACTTCTCAGGGATACCTACCCGCAATGCAGCGTAGATAGCAGCACTCACATCTGCTGACGCAAAAGACAAGGTTCTGATAGCAGCCGCTGTAGTCGTTGCATTTCTAGCTGATACTAAGCGATCAGTAGTAAGCGGTGTTCTATCAGGTTGAGCTATCCTAGCTGCTGAGCCACCGACCACAGTACGATGCCCAGGTTCTGCCTGTGTACCTGTAGGTGGCTTAGGCAGAGGCACAGGTGGTAGTGTAGCGGCTTGAAAACCGATAATCTCAAGGGCTTTAGTGTAGATTGACATAGTATTAGCCTATTTTGCTGGCGCACAAGTGCGCCACTCTACCAGATAAGCTCCCATTCAAGTGCTTTAGGCTAAGACTTCGACCAATTTGGCTATCTTACCAAGAATGCAGATACGAATGGCACAGCCCCTGCTGGTGTCCATGCACCTGCTGTGCCTTGTAGCTTAGATGCAATGTACAGGTATAGCAGCGTATGATGCCAATGGTCAATCCCTGCTGTCTTCTCCCACACATATCGCATAACATTAGACTTGTCAAACTTTTGTATGCGCTTCATGTCTAGGAAGTGTTGCACCGTTTCGTCATCTAAGTTCTGGATGACAATCATGCGACCTTTAATTTCAGCCATTAACTCATCGAATGCAATGTCTCTGTTAATCATAGCAGATCGTACATTCACCTTACCCTCTTCTGGGTCTTCCTGTTGCTCTTTAACGTAGTGCGACTCTGTAGTCTTTCTGTAAACATAAGTAGCACCAAACGCATTAGGATCGAATGCAGTAACTCTAGCTATAATATCGGTGTACGGATACAAGTCATGCACCGATGTTAGCACTGAATACTCAGAGCAAAGCTCTCTTCTACGCTGCTCAAACTCCGTAAAGTACACTTTCTCACGATGCACTACTATCAACTTACCCTCAAACTTCTTGCCTATCATGATATGACAAGTAGCGCCCATGTCACAACCCATGAAGTGAATACCTGAAGCCTTCATAGTGTTCGGGGTGTGCATAGCGGTAATGTCTGACTCTACCAAGCTATCTTGTGCATCTTCAGAAGTCTCTCCAAGGGCCTGATTGCAAAACTCCGACCACTTTTCAAACTCAGTAGATACCTTGACAAGGTAGGAAGCAGTGATAAAGCCCGGTGCACAGAAGGGTGACACGAAATAACTGACCGCATCGAACTTAGCATCTGAATTTTCGATCACCCATTCGCGGTACTCAAGCCCGTTATCAGGCACTTTACCGCATCTAGGGCACAATAATTTAGCCTCTGCCCAGCGTGTATTAACGATATTCAGCTTATTCAAGTCCTGTTTACGGCCTGTAAAGTCAGGTATAATCACGTTATCGTGATAATTTGGTAAGAATTTGTGTCTGCAATGACTGCAAGTCCACATCTGCTTCTTTCGTCTAGAAGCATTTGCTTCTCTATCTATCCCATACTTAGCAACCGTAGGTGTGCTAAACACACGGCGCATTTTAGTAGGCTTAGCCTGTAAGCGAGACACATAAGCAGCTACGTTGTTCATATCTGACCGATCATACTCATCATGTATAATCAAGTCTGCAGGCACTGACAAGGCTCCAGTTTCTGAATATGTACCGCGAATATACAGGAAGCTGTTAGATCCAAACTGCTTCAACTCTGTACTGTTTACAAGCCTGCTAAGTGAATGCGTAATCGACTTAGACCCCGCAATAACAGGTGTCAACCTAGACTTAGTAAACAATTCAGCATCTGTAGAGGCAGGGAATGTATAAATAGTAGTGAAGTTCTCTTGCGAAGTAACAGAGGCAAGCGCCCATCGAGCGAAGATTTCTGACAGCCCGACCTGAGCACACTTGACCACGTAAACTGTTTTGGCAGGGTCATCTATGATGGTAGGTTGGTACTCTCTACCCGCATAGGAGAATCGCTTACCCTCGTATGTAGTGTTAGCTGTGATCCACTTTGACAAATTACCCATAGAGTACACATTCTCTATAGCGTTCTTAACCCTAGCTAGGTGCTCACGTATCATCGCTACTTCCAAGGTTTGTGGTGTACTCTTGCATAAACGATTCTTGTAGTTCTGGGTACTTCTTCAAGGTCGTAATCAGCGCATTCTCTATTTTCTTCACTCTTTCAAGGCTATAGAGTTCGGCCTGCGACTTGATCAAGGCTCCGATGATAGTCGTTGCTGAGTTTAATGCTGCTGCTTTCTGCGAAAGAGGTACATCACTGTCATATTCAGCATCATGGAGGACTCGTCTAGCACGGTTGTACTGTTCTAATAGCTCTGTTTCAAGGTTTAATCCGGTGGCTGTAAGAGGTACAAAGTCGGGTTTGTACGTGTCATTTTCATCAGCTTTGCCTTTTAGGACAGGGAAATCTTCCATGTTGAACTCTGGTTTCATGGTGTTTTCCTTTCTTGACGCAGTATTTGCACTGCTCTAGCCATACTTCTGTAACTGATTCGTGCTATAGAGGCGGCTTCGGTGACTGAAATCTCACTGGCTAGGACTCGTTTGGCGCATACTATGCGAAACTCTTTCCTGACTGTACTCAATGAACTCTTAACTCGTTTACGTGCTGGCACCTTACCCGGAAATAAGTATGATAGATGTGATTCTGCTACACCTAAAAGCTTAGCTAGCGATCTAGTAGTGACAGTCCGCTCATACAAGGCTTTCTTCTGCGCGTGAGTGATGCGAGATACAGTAGAGGTTATGCGATCAGTAGGCTGCGGCCATTCTGCTGGATAACCGTGAGTATTTAGTGTATGCATATTCCTAGTCTAACATGGTATTTGGCAGTGGTGTATTGCCAAATGCTTCTTTGTATTAGAAAAAATTTTTATTTTTATGGTTGTGGGGTGGGTGAACGAGGTGTCGGTCTGTGAGGTTTGGCACGTTTCCGGGTTTAACACCCCGGAAACGTGCCAAAATGTGCGAAGTATGAGAAATTTATATGGAAAATTTTGGCGCGTTTCTTGGGTAGGTAGAGGCGCAGCATCGTCCACAGGTTATCCACAGGCCATACGTCACTTGTGGATAACCTATGCACAATCACTGAGTTATGCACAGGCTGTGGACAACCATGTGCACAAGCTGTGGATAACTTATTTGTCCATTAGTATTTTACTATCATACCAGCACACTGCCATAGTTAAATACAATGATGAGCCTTTAGGATGCTCTAGGATCGTTCAAAGCATACTCAAGCCACCTTACCATCAAAATATGTTATTCACAGGGTTAGCGGCTGTTGCATCATAACAACATGTTATCCACAGCTATATCCCCAGAACTTATCCACAGTATCCACAGTCTGGTATATTACAATTATGTATAAGGGATATATTGTGAAGTGTGTTAATTGTGCGCAGTGTGCGCAGTGCGCACTAGGTCATAATGTGATGTGGCATAAAGCACACACACAAAAATATATTTGGCACACACTCAAAAATCACTGTACATTAATGGCATGGGTTAGCTGATTACAGCAACCCTAGGTAACTAAAGTGGTTGCCGATAGCTACCCGCTACACTAGGGTTCTTTTATAGGTGTTAAATATCATGACAACATTTTCTTTGGTCGCTACTGGCGTAAATGCCATTCTGTCAAAATCCCAGATCCGCGCACTTGATTTAGTGGGTTCAATGGATAGCGACACTTTAGCAGTGGTTGCCAGTGTGGGCAAAGGTGCAACCCGCACACTAGCGGCTGCAGCAATGGCGTCACAAGGCTTTGACAAGCTGTGTGCAGGTTTCGTTTCTTCAGAGTGCAAGAATGTAAGTAACTTCGCCAAAGCGGTGAGAGCCATAACCGGCCAACTAGCCGACACTGATGCTCTCCCAGCTTGCCCCATGGGGCATACTGGGTTCTATGCGTATCGCGGCGATGTCGCCGCATGGGCACGTGGTGCCTATGACAAGAAGACACCCAGCGACAAGACACTAGTAGCGCGATCTGCTGTGGCAAAGCGAGTGACTGCGCTAATTAACCACGTCTCAGACATGAGGGCAGAGTATGACGCGGCACAAATGTCCGCACAAGTAGCCGCACTGACTGACGCAGGGTTGACAAGTGATGACATGGTGACAAGCGTCGATACTGTGACAAGCGAGTAAGTAGCCAGGCACTGGCACTATGCCAGTGCCTACACGATAGCGTTAACGCTATCGTGTAGGCATCGTCCCTACATTGCACCAAAGTTGTGCGGATCATTAACAATTGAGTGGTAACACTAGGGGATAAACACGCCCTTAGAAACCCGGCAACATGTCCGGGTGAATAGCGCATACATGGCGCAGTGTGTCAACACCGGCAACGGGTTTACAGTCTAACGAATCAACACCGGCAACGGGTTTATAGTCTGACAAGCATCGCAACATGGCGCATGATAGGCCACTTGATACTAAAGACAGACAATGCAAACCACTTAGAATAGTAGGTGCGCCGCTGCATTGTCGAATTACACCATGTAATCCTGAAAATTGTAGTATGCATAAATAGTACGGTGCGACTCACACAAAACCCTCCAATGCGTTAGAGATAGTTTGTATAAATAACTCTGACAGAGCCGGAGAGACAATAACGTGCGTTCTTCGTTGTTAAACTTTAATGCCAACGTACTGATAAACAGAATAGCAAATCCTACTTACCCTAGATAGATTACAGAATGTTCTTAGTCGTTAACCTTACGATATACAACTACGGTTGTAGGCTTCAGTCTCAGCTAGCGCAATAGACTGGACTAGTTCTGAAACCAGTGTCACAGCATAGAACCCGTAACAGGGAATAAGTTATGAGTGAGCAGCATGGTATGGTGAACTAATAATGCAATTAAGGTAAGGGGTTAGCACCCCGAAAAGCGCCCACCTTTGGCGCGAGGAATGATAGGGAACCTGACACAGCAGGAACCTTCTAGAATAAATCTACAAAGCGAATAGCAATGTACTGCTACATCTAGAAGGTTCAAACGTGCGTATCAAGGGCTATGTAGTTGCCCATTGTCTGCGACAACTTCGATAGCGCTGCTTACAGCGCTATCTAGGCGATGTTGCCTATCTTGAAAGGTAGATTATGTTAATGGTTACAGCTTATGCAGCACATCACAGCGTTTTGTGGACTAAGCCCCTAATGAGCGTAGAAGGCATGGCTTGGGGCGTCAGAGACGATGCAGTTAGCGGTAAACGTCGTGGACTGGTGTACAACCAATGCACGCATCCTGCAAGTGAGGGCGTTATGCTGTGGAACATCTTTGACAGAGAGGAAGAACGTACACGGCTAGAAGAGGTGCATAACAAGCTGCAAGAGCAGTTTGTGAGGGGCGCTAAATGCTTGCCTGAGCTTAGGCAGGCGCTTGAAGCCTTAGATACATACAATCATGCCTGCTATCCAGCAGACGATTTAGAGGTGAGCCATGTTTAAAGTAGTGTATGAAGTGCGCCACGACAGCCACCAACACATAGACACAGTGCTAGTGTGTGCCACTAACTTTGCAGAGGCAAGGTTAGCTGTTGAGAGATCTAATTACGGATGCTCTATGCTATGGCATATAAGCTGCGACAAAGTAGAGGCAGGAGAAATTTACTTAGTTAAGCAAGAGTAGCCAAAGCCGAAAGCCCTCTAACCCGAGGGCTTTACTTTGTGTACTCGCACAGACTGACTAGGCAGAACCCTAGATTTTAAAAAGGTTATCGTATGTCAAACCGACTAATTCGCTTGCATTGCAAGCTGGCTACTATGCAAGCTAAGCATGAGCACAAAGTGTTTACAGCAATAGTGTTTACACCCGGCTCTATCCTGTTCTGGAGAGGCTAACATGAAACGTGCAGATAATGGCAAGATAATCATAAACTGCCCTGTGCACAGCACCGGTGAGGGCATGATACACAATATGCGTCAAGGCTATGAGCAAACATACTGCATAGATGCACCCATAGAGCTACCGGCAGGCAGCACCTACGGAGACAACAAAACTGGCTGCTTCTACGCTATGGCACAAGCTGTGCTGCGTAAAGGTGCATACTCTGCTGAGTTTTAGGACACAAAGCATAGGCGCAAGCCTATCTTTTGTGACAATGAAACTCACAAACTCTAGTAGTAAAGTGGGCGACTACTAGATTGCGTAAAGACCGCACCGGAAATTCAGGCTAAGGTTACACCGGAAACCCAACGCGCCGACACACAGAACCACTATAGGCAGAGCCTGACTGTTTCCAACAGGCATTTTTCAAAGGTATATCATGATTAAGATCGCCCCTACAGGCACTGTAGAGCCTCGCACAGACCAAATACAGTTTATCAGCACAGTAATGCTTGCAGAGCTACAACACCTGCATGGCCTTAACACCCATGAAGAGTTCAACGACATAGACGATGAACTTGAAGACTTGTCAGTGTGCAATCAAGATCAAAATGCAGACTACGACTGCGAAATGAACACAGATGCAGCCGCACTCTGGTTACAAGCAGCAGCAGTCTATGCTTAAGTTCTTTCTCATGCTAGCTGCACTACTAGGCTTGTTTGTCAGCGTTATTCAAGCCTTAATCATGGCCACCACAGCCCCTCAGGTCACTATAGCCTGTGTAGGCATTCTCGTTAGCTTTCTAATCGGTTTAATTGCAACTAAGGACGATCTATGATTAAGTATAACGAGCACGGCTTCCCTTATGAGGAAGTCGCTAGCATCCAAGAACTGTCCTACAGAGTAAAGATTACGCGCAAAGACTTTCACAAAGAGTCCCAGCCTGCACTCAAGCGTTACTTGCAGAAGCAGTTAATAACACTGCAGAAGCAGTTAGACAAGACCAAACGCAACGATTCAGGCTTCAAGATGCTGCGTACATCGTGGGCTAAATGCCCACAAGTTAAGTACGATAGCCTCGAAAATTAAGTATAAAGAGTATACGATACGAGGTCGTATGCCTGATTTATACGATTCTATACGTATAAATCAAGTATACGATTGCCGCCTAAGCAATCACTTTCCAGCAATTAAATATAAAAAGATTATATGATAAAAGAATTAAGAGGCCGGTTCACCAAGATTTACGGCTTTGAATATATTGGAATATACGATTACCATGCCGTTACACCACGAAATACTCCAATTAGCACAGTATACGAGTACCTGAGAAACCGCTATTCAAGTCACTGTAGCCACGGTTATGACTGCTGCGGGTGCCCCGTTTACAGCTACCAAGTGACTAAGATTAGCCGTAGAAACTGGCGTATCAAGGTAAATATAGGCCGAAACTACTAGAAATAGGCCCAAAACACCTCTTATCGTATATAATATAAGGTATTCTGCTACTATTAAAAGTAGAGGGGTATTACGTTAGGCGAGATATTTTCTTGCTATCAACTTGATAGCACTAAAAAATTTTTCTCTCACAAGGGACACCCCCCTCTTTTTTATCGTATGATATAATAAGCACTACTCTATTAAATCCATCATGGGCAGAAAATCCAACTACATAATCGGTTCCACCTTGAATGGTTGGCACGTACTTGACAAGTCCTCCTATGCAGGCACCTCTAACCAACGCATAATACTTAAATGCCTTGCTTGCGGTACTCTAAAGCATACGTGGACTTCTAACCTCAAACAGGACAAGGTAAAGTGCCCTAGCTGCACCTTGCCTACAAGACGGTCTTCTCTCCTGCACCAGTTGTTTGAGCAAGGGGTAGTCGTTGCATACCACGGTAGCCATATGGAAATCTACTTGCAAGGCGAAGCCCTGCCAGAGAATGCCATGCTCTACGAAATGAAGAGTGAACGGGTACTCTCCCCTCTAGTGCCTAAAGTCACAGGTACTCCAGAGCCCGACCTTGGATATGTAGCCCATGCGAAAGTACCCGCTAAGTACGTGGACTACTTCGCCTTCCCAGACCAAGACCCAGAACTTACTGAGCAAGAGCAGGAAGAGGCCACTGCACTATGGAAGACACTTGTGCATGAGCCTCCTAAAGTTTACGCTACGGTTCACCAAGGTTCCCAAACTAAGTGGGTAGAGGAAGACGGCATACAGTATGCTTACCTGTACTGGAAAGATACAAAGACATGGCCATTAGACCAACCACCTAAAGCCAAGGCCGAACCTGTAGCTAAAGCACTTGCACCAAAGCCAGCGTCTAAACCTGTAGAAGCCTCACCAGAAGCCTCACTAGAAGCCTCACCAGAAGCCTCACCAGACCAAGAACTCCTTGAGTGCCAGCGCATAGCGGCCATACCAGCCCATCAGAGATCCTGGGAGGATGGGACATTTCTGGCTAATGCTTCAGCTAAACGCAAAGCCGTAGAAGCACAAGCTATCCTAGCTAAGCAAAAGGCAGAGTGGGCCGCTGAAGACGAAGCCCTGAAGCGCCGTAAAGGCTGACAAGCACCCAGCGTAGCCCATTTCTGAAATGAAGTCCCTAACACCCCGCCAATCGCGCCGTAGAGCCATCCTAGCCGCCATTCTTTGGGTCGCTACCCTAATCCTCGCCACCACGGCATTTTTCGCCGTAATTTTTGAAAGGTCATCGTATGCCACTGACTCTACTAGCGTCAAAAGCACTTGAAGGACGCATCTACTCTATAGATGTGCAGAATGCACCACTTGGTGTGCATAAATCTACTATGGAACTCTACCGACATTCGGGAGAGCACTTCATAGAGTGGGTGATACTCACAGCAGACTATGTGACAAACATAGGCCTAACCATCATAAACAACACGCTTGAAGACTACGATGGTATCTACAATCTTCCCAAGCCTGCTATTGAATTGTTAAAAGAAGCAGGGTTTACCGTACCCGAAGAGTTCACAGTATGACCACCTTTAACCGTATCATTGCCCATTTAGCTGACAAAGATAAGTTTGTTTACAGTTATACTCGCAGACCGTTTGTATGCACCAACGGTATAGCAATCAACATACAAAGAGTGATGTGCACCACTCCGACTCAGGTTCGGTAGAGCTTGGCTCTGTGCCTGAGAGCCAATAATCGCCCAATACGGCTGGGAAAGCGACGAAATCTACAGCTATGTACCGCTAGAAACCCTTGAGAAGTACATAGATTGGCTTGAGAGCTTGCCCTTCGATCAGGTAAGACCACTATTACAGGAAGCAACATGACTACATATATTCGCAAAGACATACGAAATAACTGGAAAGCATGGACAGACGTAGATCTTAGCCCCACCTTGCGCCTCAAAGTTTCGACCTATAAAGTCGAAAGTGGTGCAGTTGTTACCACTGCTACTGTGTCTAAAGTAGAAAGTAGCTGGGAGACACACACTATGTACCAGGACTTCAGCAAACGCCTTGAGTCTGTGAAGTATCCTAGGGTTACTAGCAAAGTCATAGAGACACAACATGCTAAGCATGATATACAATCCTTGATAGAAGAGGCTAAGACCTTTTACAAGCTTTAATCAGTCACATGCGGTTAGCTCAGCTGGATAGAGCAAAAGTTTTCTAAACTTTAGGTCGCGTGTTCAAACCCCGCACCGCATACCACCATTTTAATAGGAGAGCCATCATGGGCAGTATCGCCAAGAAAGTAGCAGAAGAGATCATAGCTAACGATGGAGTTTACGAGACAGACCCTCGTTGCTCTAAAATCGTGACATATGAAAATATGTTCGACGGCGGCTTGACATATGCTATTGTTTACCCGCACGAAGATCAGTTCAAGTATGAGCGCAGTCCTGCTTGTAACAATGTCAAGGTTATTTGGCAGGCTTAAATTACACGGGACGTTAGCATAAAGGTAGTGCCACAAACTCATAATTTGTATTGTATAGGTTCAAGTCCTATACGTCCCACCACCAGTTACTAGCCCTAGGAAGCAGTTCCACATACGTAATAAACCGCGTATCACGTCAGCATCAAGTCCGTTGGCTTCAACAAGTTTCGTGTATTACACCTAGCTCAACGAGTCGGACGGTAGTATCAGGGCAGCATCAGAGGTTTACGCAGTCTGAAGCACCTAGCGGCTAGTACCTAACATTTGTAAAGGCAACCCATGAAATTCCTTAATTTAACCACGTTTACACGTACAGAAAGCTGCATGGTAGGCACTAAACGTCTACTCATCAATGCAGACCATATCACCTACATCAGTACTGTAGAGCATCTAAATGATGTTATGACAGTCATATCGCTAGACTCACCTCACGCAGGAGGTGAGTCTAACGCAACATCTATTACCTTGAAGGGTGACCATGTTCAACCACTTATGTTCCAGCTTCTAGGCAGGGCCTCACCATGAACTACAACCAAGTCTGAGTAGGCAAATATGAGACCACACGAAGTCGCATTAACCATTACAGTACTTAGTTTGCTAGGGCTATACCTCTATTACCTTATAGGAAAAAAGGCAGCTAAGAAAGACAAAGCCAAGCGCCTTGAGAACGGGAGGCAGCTAGTCTTGAAGTTCACAAGGCTGCAAACTGACAGAGGTGGCTGGTGGCTATCCTCTGGTATAGCCAATAAGTATGTACACGGTGAACCTTGGCAAGACATGGACACTATGGACAAGTATGTACTAACTCTGCTAATTCTTGAGGCCGAAAATGAACCTACCGAATAGAGTTTTTGTTATATCTGATACCCATTTTGGTCACAAGAAGATTATAGAATTTGAAGCAGCTAACCGTCCCTTCAAAACAATAGAGGACCATGACGAAGAGCTAATACGCCGATGGAACGACACAGTAGGCAAGAAAGATACTGTGTGGCATCTAGGCGATCTGCTGTTTGGTCAGGAAGCCTTTTCTGTCTTGTCTAGGCTTAATGGTGTGAAGAAGTTGGTAATGGGTAATCATGACCACTACCCTACTACACGTTACCTAGAGCACTTCAATCAGGTTCTAGGCTGCACGAGCCTGAGAGGATACATACTAAGTCATGTACCTGTACACCCCGAGCAGCTTAATCGCTTCAAAGGTAACATCCACGGACACTTGCACAGCAATGTGCTAGGCGATCTGAGGTATATCAATGTGTCAGCCGAACGTATTAACCTAACCCCCGCACTGTTGGACAAGATCATTGCAGATAACCAAAAGGAGCTACTATGAACGACGATATTGTCACACAAGCGCAATTTTCTCTAGACAATCCTGATGTGCTGCACACTGGTGCACAGTACAGGGCGATTATACAAGGCTTACTAGATATGCTCAAATCATGCAAACAAGACCCGACAGCCCTTGTATAGCGATCTGTGACACCCTGTACCAAGACGTATGTACAGGGTGCGGTAGGCACTACCTTGAAGTATCGCAGTGGAACGGCTTTACCCAAGAAGTTAAAGACGCTATATGGATACGCATTGAGGCAGAAGGAACAGCTAAAAGGTTTACTACCTATAAAGAGAGAGCACAATGAGATTTCATCTCTGTAAATACTCAGTATGGTCCGAGCCTATGCAAACCTACAGCGGCCACATACAACAGTGGCGAGCTTGCACTATCTGCCACAAGACTGATTTTCGCACTCACAGGTGGCACAGTCAGACACCATTAACAGCTATTCGTGAAGCAATTGAGGAATTACTAAAATGATCGCTATATCTGCACTAATTAAACTAGCTTTTCAGCTAGGAATTGTCATTACGTTTCAGTCAGCTACTGTAGAAGAGACTGTGTCTACTTACTTTGACGAACTGACTGACAGAGTTGTAAACTGCATACCTGCAGAGACAGACATTGGAAGCATATCTATCTGCCCTATGGCAGACAAAGAAGTACTTGTGTATGTTATACAAAAGTGAAGGCTACTGCTGTGGTTACTACCATGCAGAGCCTGTATCAATAACGAGCCAGTCCGCAGAGGGTTGCCCATGTTATGGAGAAGATGGTGATAACCTTGACGAAACCACAGCGCAAGTCGCTGCATAAAGTATGGCTACGCACTTGTGGTGCTGGCTACCTAGGCACTGTTCCATATCGGGAGTTCAGACGCCAAGTACAGCTCGGCCCCGGCTGCGTAATGATTAACTTCGCAGGGATGTGGCTAGGGATTGAGCCAGACGGTTACACGCATTCATAAGGGAAAATAAATGCGAAACAAAAGATTTGAAGAGTGGTTTGCAGACTACGCTTCTATAGACCCATCAGATGTAGAGTCCATGTGGACAGGCACTACATATGAAAGTCACAAATACTACGTAGAATCCACATGGGCGGCATGGCTTGCAGCACTCGGGTTTACCAAGTAACCAGTTTCGTGGCCTGCTATCCAAGGCCTTGTAAGCATCCTGCGGATACCTTAGCACCTAGCAGCAGGCCACGATCCAACCAACATAAGGAGATAGCATGGGACAAGCAAATTGCAGAGGTTCAAGAGAAGAGCGCATTAGGATGGCTATTGAGCGTAACAGGCTCAAAGCTATAGCTGATGCAGAGGGTAAAGAGCGTGTACGCCAAGCATTCATCGCCAAGGCTAATGAAGCCCATGCGGCACTTGAAGTCACCAACGCAGAGCGTGTTAAAAAAGGTGAGAAGCTCTTGCAGTCCCAGCAGTAAAGCGAACGGGAAGATGCACAGGCATGTTATCAGTTTTGATAACTGCAGCAGCAATGTACAAACAGGACTAGGCCTCACCCTAGATTTTATAGGAGGCAATATGCCTAAGACAGTCACTAACGAGCAGCGCATTAAGCGCATGATGAACTTCAGTCATTTTGGCGCATTAAAACAAGGCTTCATTATGGAAGCAATCAGAGCTTACGCTGAGCAACAATTAGCAGCAGAACCTTGGTCAAGTACCACCTTTGTGAATCAAGACACGTGGAAAAGTATAGCACAAGAGTGCCTAGATGACTTGAAAGTCTGTCCATGACCAACTACAGAATGGGTGTGCCTATCCCAGAGCCCAAACAGGCACAGAATAAAGAGCTATACACTACAGTAGCCCAGATGCCTGTAGGCGCCTGTGTAGATGTGCCCTATACACGATCACCTATAGCTAGTAACCTTAGCCGCTGTTTTGGCTATAAGTTTACACAACGTAGGGTGGGTGACATGCTAAGACTTTGGAGGGTGGAATAATGGCTAGATTCCTTGGCTGCTATGTCCCAAGCATACTAGACTACTCTAGGGCGTCAGAGCACCAGCCCAAACCTAGGGAGAAGACTTCATACGAGATATGGGCAGAAGCTGACCACACAGTGTGGGCGCCTTGTGTAGGCAGCTGTGGCAATGCTTGTTTTAACCACCAATGCCAATCAAACAACAACGGCTATATCCAAGCCTTACGAAAGGTTGAGTAATGCACTACGAAACAAAGAAAGCCCTCTTTGAGGCGCAACTTGCAGAAGTACAAGCTGAGTTATGGGAGGTACAGCTTCAGGAGTTCCCCGATTCAGTGAAAATGAAGTATTCTGATGTATGCAATCTAGCCTATACACTACCTGATTACCTTGAAACAGAAATGGCCGCATGGGACATAACCTACGGCATTCTCTACAAGGGCAGTGATAAAACTATGGCCAAAGCTTGCAAGCGAGATTTGATAGTTATGAACTATCAGATTCGTATGGCTAGAACCATTAACATGGCTATGCAGTCACCTGAAGGCCTCTTCTATCAGTGTGGCAAGAAAGAAAACGGAACTTACAAGTGGGTAGGTTATCGTTATGGAGTTCGACCTAGCCAGTATATGTCTGGCTTTTCACTGTAAAGGAAATATTATGTTAGATTTTAAGGTATTCAAATCAGCCGTTGCTGCGCAGTTCGCAACACTTGTTACTCACGGACTGTATCGCAGTTCAGTCACCAAGGATGACCTGTGGACCACCTACCTTGCGTCGTTTCCCGAGGGTACTAATCCTATTTACAAAGAACGTACAGAACACGATTGCACATGTTGCAAGCAATTCATTCGCTCAGTAGGTGACACAGTAGCAATCATTAGAGGTCAGGTAGTCAGCATCTGGGACATTACCGTGCCTGACCCAGCTTACCAAGTAGTAGCAGACGCTATGGCTGCACTGGTACGGCCCCATCCTATCGAAAATAAGTTCCTGAGTGCAGAGCCAGCAGCAGGCACAGACAAGAACTTTCAAGGCACTCTTGATGGGGTTAAGCAATGGGAACACTTTTTTGTCAACATACCAGAGCAGTATGTATCCAAGGACATTGGGACTAAACTGGGTGAGCACCGTGCTACGTTCGATGTTATGAAACGCGGTCTGACTGAGCTTACCAGCGAGTCAGTAGCTGCAGTTATGGAGTTGATCGACCAGAACAGCTTGTATCGGGGTGCAGAGCACATGCCAGCACTCAGAGAGTTTATGAGGTTGAAGGCAGAGTATGACGGTACAGATACATTCATCTGGAAGAATTTAGATGTTAAGCATCGGTTCCGTAACACTGTTATCGGTACGCTAGTAACAGACCTGTCTAATGGTGTAGACCTTGAAGATGCTGTCAAGATGTTTGAAACCAAGGTAGCACCTACCAACTACAAGCGTCCTACAGCTTTGGTCACTAAAGCTATGATTGAGAAAGCCAAGCAAACCATTGATGCAGCAGGACTTGCTTCAGCACTGGAGCGCCGCTATGCCACCATCAACGACATTACGATTAACAACGTATTGTTTGCAGATCGTAGTACACCGTTGGTGAAAGATGTGTTTGCTAGTCTGATCGCTACAGCACCTCTCAAGACATTCGGCAAAGTAGAAGAAATGTCTATCGACAAGTTCATTACTGATGTGCTACCTAGTGCTAAGACTATCGAAGTAATGATGGAGAACAGTCATCAACCTAACCTAGTCAGCTTAATTGCACCTACAGATGCAACTGCTAACCCGTTGTTTAAGTGGGGCAATGCCTTCTCATGGGACTACAACGGGGGTGTAGCTGACAGCATCAAGGAGCGTGTTAAGGCTGCTGGTGGTAATACTAGGGGTGATCTGTGCTGTAGACTTGCATGGTATAACACAGATGACCTTGACCTAAAGATGTATGAAACTAACAACGCCAAAGCTGACTATAACATCTACTACGGCAACCGTAACGTCATGTCACCTAACGGTGGCCGACTAGACGTAGATGCCAATGGTGGCTCAGGCATGATGGAGCATCCAGTAGAGAACATCTTCTACACTTACCTGCCTACCAAGGGTAGCTTTGAACTAAAGGTTAACCAGTTTAGCCGACGTAGCACTACTAACGGAGGTTTTGAGGTAGAGATTGAGTTGCAAGGGCAGACGTATAATTATGTACATGCTGAGCATCTACGATCTGGTGACACAATTACTGTAGCTAAATTTGAAGCAAGCCTTGAAGGCTTCAAATTAACTACAGACCTCAAGCAAAACCGTGCATCCAAATTAGTGTGGGGCTTGAATACCAACATGTTTACTAAGGTCAACGCCTTGATGATGAGCCCTAACTATTGGGACGGTGAGCAGACTGGAAATAAGCATTACTTCTTTATGCTAGATGGTTGCGCAAATGAGGGTCAAGCAAGAGGCTTCTTTAATGAATTTTTGAGAGAAGACCTTACGCAGCACCGTAAGACCCTAGAAATGGTAGGCAGTAAGTTACAAACCGCACCTGCGACACAGCAGTTAAGTGGTTTAGGTTTCTCCAGTACACAGCGCAATAGTGTACTGGCGAAGGTGTCGGGTGCCTTTACCCGTGTTATCAAGATTGTATTTTAAGGAGCTATTATGTTCGATAAAGCATCGCGTTTGAAGTTACGTTTCACTACGACCAAGGGAGATTTGACAGTAGAAGATTTGTGGGACCTGCCTCTCACATCAGCGACCGGTAAGCCCAACTTAGACAGCATTGCTGTAGACCTGTTCAATCAAGTTAAAGAGACAGCCACTGTGTCATTCGTCAACACACCTGCCAAGGCAGACGAAACTGTGCAGTTGAAGCTAGACATTGCTAAGCACATCATCGAGACACGCTTGGTAGAAAATGCTACACGTAATGCTGCTGCAGCTAATGCAGAGAAAAAGCAAAACCTGTTGGCACTTATCTCCAAGAAAGAGAATGAGCACTTAGAGGGCCAAAGCCTAGAGGAGTTGCTTGCTATGGTGAACAATCTGCAATAGTAAGAATCAATCAGCACAAAGTCTGCTCTGTGCTAACATATCCCGCCGGTGACGCAATACTGGCACACCTGTTGGTCTATATTAAGCATGGTATAGACCGACGTATTAACCACCTTCTTAAAGGAACTATCATGCAAATGTTAATCTCGGAAAAGCAAGCTCAGACTCTGTTGGCCGCACGTAAGATGGACCACTATCAGCGTAAGCAGACTAAGCGTACTATCTTCAATGCTATCCATGTAGAGCACGGCTTGCCCAAGAAGCCACGTATTGTGGTATTTGTCGAGAATGAAGACAACCCATTGTATTGTGTTATCCGTAGTAAGATTACTAAGCTACCCTTGGATGACGGTCGCCTAGCGCCAGTTGCTGCATTGCCAGCACCTACACCGGTAGAAGCACCAGTTGCTGCATTGCCAGCACCTACACCAGTAGAAGCACTGACAGCACCTGTAGTTAAGTCTAAGCCTACTGAGTTGCCTAAAGTAACAGTAGCTGCGGGCAAGACTAAAGCAGCAGTCGCTAAATCTAAGGCTAAGATCGCCGCTGACAAGGCTAAAGCCAAAGTAGCAGCCGATAAAGCTAAAGCCAAAGTAGCAGCCGATAAAGCTAAAGCTAAAGTAGCAGCCGATAAAGCTAAGGCTAAGATCGTTGCTGACAAGGCTAAAGCCAAGGTCGCCGCCGACAAGGCCAAGGCTGTCAAGGCACCCGCCAAGGCCAAAGCCAAGCCCACAGCGGCCCCAAAGCCAGCGGCTAAGGGCAAAGCACCTGCCCTAGCGTTGGTCAACGCTAGGGCTCCAGCAGCCAAAGCCAAGCCCGCGACTATGAAAGCTAAAGCAGCTAAGTAATTAGCACTAGCATGGCGGGGGTGTTCCCGCCATGCGTTTTTTAATAGGAGGCTATATGGAAAAGTTATCACAGAAGATAACCAGCAAGCAGCAGTTTTATGATCTACATTTACCCGCACCATCGTTTGCATCGGGTGCATTTTCGCCTACTAACGCCAACATACCATTACCTTGGTGGGCACAGCGCGAGTTGCTTCGCATTGAGCACAAAGTTTACCCAGCACCTACTGAGGTTTTAGACAAGATCAATGTTCATATGCCCTACGTGGCTATCCACGTATCTACCGAAGACCCAGCGTACATTGCTTACACACCGGATAGGCCATCAGGTGAGGCAGACAAGCAGCTAAAGACTACACTCGGTCGCTTCATTGCTAAGTATTATCCGCATGTGCCCGACGATATGGTTGGCGCTATTGTTGCAGATCACCTAGGTGAACTCAATAGTAACTACGAGGTGCTTAGAGGTGTTGACATTGTAAAAGCATACCTGAACTCAGGTGGTACTGGCGCTTGCATGTCTAAAGCTGAGGCAGGTTACACACTAGCAAAAGGTCACCATCCTTCAGAAGTCTACGATATGCCTAACATATCTATGGCTGTGCTGCGTAATGACAAGGGCGATATCACAGCACGATCTATGCTGTACGATGCCTCCGAGACTGACAAGCGTTTTATCCGTGTTTACGGTGACGCTAAACTCAAGAAGATGCTGGTGAGAGCAGGTTACAAAGCTGGCGCATGGCACGGTGCAGAATTTAAGGCTATCCGACTTGACCCAGCCAGGGATACCATCAACTTAGTTATGCCTTACCTTGACGGTAACGGTGCTCCTGGTTCTACTACTGTCAGTTATGTAGCTTATGTAGGTGGTAAGTTGTTGGCTATATCCTACAACTTAGCTTGCAAGTATCACGCTAAGTTCGGCCCTCCAGGTGCTGTATGTGCTACTAATACTTCAGGTGTCTGTGCTCTCAAGGAGATTATGGAGTCTGATGTTAATGCCGTGTGCCCTCTGTCAGGTAAAAACATAGGTCTGGAAGATGCATCCGTGCTGTTCTGGCTTAACGGTGCTATAGTTAGTGCGCATCCAGATGCTATAGAAGACGGTCCTTACGGCAATTTTATAGCAAGGCGTACTAAGGGCGGCTCTCTTGTAAATGTATTTGCACCTATGGATGTACCTACGTTCACCAATGAGCGCGGTACACAGAGCATTGACAGTGATGAGCAGCGTATGTTTGACGGTCAGCTTAAACTGTCTGCGGTTTACTACCCAGACGAGCAGGGTTGGCTGTCTGCTGGGTGCTATGAGACCTTCCCAGCAGGTACTAAGAAGGATCGTAACGGTCAGCTTATCAAGGCTGTTGATGCTGTTAGTATCATATGCATGAGCGAAGAGGGTCAACCTATTAAGTCTACAGTGCATCAGCAGGAAGTTAGCAAGGGCTGGATCAAAGTGCACTCGTTGCACAGAGGCCAAGACCTGTATGCAATGCCTGATGTACTGGTACACAAGACTATATCTGGTCGTAAGGTAGTCAACAGTATCCATGCTGTAAAGAAGACGTACAAGAGTCAGTGGGAGTTCACTCGTAACCTTACTGCTGTGCGGGTAGGTCATATGACCTTCTTTGTAGCTAAAGGTGATGAAGTACCTAGCATTAACAATCAGCTTGGTATCAGTCTACTGCGGGCTGATTATGAGACTATGCCTGATTTGCGTAAATCAATCTACAGATTGATCCGTAAAAATTACAGCTACGTCTATGTAAATAACAACTATGTAAATAACAACTATGTCCAGACCTACAGCGAGGATAACTTCCCGTTAGAAGCTGGTATGTCAGACCCTACCAGCGGTATGTCTTCAGACATTACTGTTAAGCTGATGTACTATGTACTGCAGTTGCGTGAAGCAGAGGCAAATGCTATTGACTACAATGACCAACATGCAGGTCCAACAGTATTGCCTGTACCTACTAACTTGCCACAGCCTTCTGCTGTGTTGGCTGGTGAGACTAATTTGCCTGGCTATGCAACAGGTGAAACATTTATATCTACTGGTACTGCAAGTTGGTTAGGCACTTCTACTACCACGCCTACTTACACTCCAGTCTACCATGCTGTAACAGCAGCGTCAGTAGTTTAACTTAAAGGAATTATCATGACTATATCTACTTTGACAATCACACCCAAAGAACCTGCCCCAGCACTAGCCCTCGTTGACGGTACACCAGACACGCCTGAAATGGATAAGCTGATTGAGGTTATCCTAGCTACTAAAAGGTGTCACAACTCTACAGGAGAACTTAACTTTGTAGCATGGCTGTACAAGTACCTTGAAGAACTCAAAGTTACGACTTTACCACTAGCAGAGGGAGCTATCTCTGTAGAGGTTGGCACTGGTGGTAAGACTATGTTCTCCTGCCACCTTGATACTGTGCACCAAGCTACAGAGTGTGACGGTAGCCTGCAAAAAGTGTTCTACGACCCTGCCTTCGGCCATATCTTCTGCGGTGATAAGACTACTACTTGTCTCGGTGCAGATGACGGTGCAGGTATCTATATCTTGCTGAAGATGATTCAAGCTCAGGTCAAGGGTACATATGTATTCCATCGAGGCGAAGAGAAGGGCGGTATATCTGCTCGTGCTATTTTAGCTAAGCACCCTGAGTTCCTCAAGAAGTTTAATGCTTGTATTGCTTTCGACCGACCAAACAACGATGAGGTCATCATTACACAAGGTGGCTCACCCTGTGCTTCACCTGAGTACGGTAGAGAGCTTGCTGCAGCCTTGAGCAAGGAAGGTATGAAGTACGAGATTAGCACTAGAGGTGTCTTCACAGACTCCAAAGTGTATCGTGACATTATCCCTGAATGTATCAACATTGGTGTAGGTTACTCTAACCAGCACTCTAACCAAGAGTACCAAGATTGGGGCCACTTGTTAAGCCTGACCAAAGTGGCTATCGGCATTGACTGGGACTCTATCAAGCCTAAGCGCGTGCCGACACCAGCCCCTGCCTATGTTGCCCCTAAGACGCACAACAACGGCGGCTACAAGGGCTTTTACGATGACTGGAAGGGTGACCCGTTCAAGCCTGCCAAGTCCAAGAAATCTGAGAAGGGCGTCTATGTGCCACCCAAGTCTGCTGCCATGCTAGAAGACACACTAGATATAGACCTTGAGAACATGACCTACCAAGACCTTGTAGAGTATGTAGGTGATGATGAGTTGACCACTGCTATCATGAAGATGCAAGTAGAGCTTCACGCTGAACGTGGTCGAGTAGCAAGATTACAAATGTTGTTAGGAATGTAAAATGTCAGTAATTATAGATGCAGAAGCAGGTACACTCAAGGTGCCAGACATAGGGGTTACATTGAGAACTCTGCTAGCCTGTGCGGCTGAAGGGTACAAGACCCGACCAAAGCGCGTGTGGAAAATCCTTTACACGGAAAACAATGTGGTGGTCGGCTCAGTGCGAATTAAAAGCCAAGACTTCTTGCGAAAAGAGAACCTATAAGGCTTAAACCTAACTATGCTTAAAGGAGATCTTAATGGACGTTAAAGAAGCAGCATTTCGCAGAGCAGCACTTCTGCTATCCACTATTGGGGCTACCTACGCTATTGTTTACAATGGCAAGGAGCATACATCAGGTGGCACAGAGTTTGCTTTGCGTCGGGACGGTGTAGTTTCTGGTACACTTATTCCCAAGAAGGTGGTAAAGCCTCGTAAGAGCCAGACTTACACAGGGTACATTGAAGCCCTGAAAACCCTGTCTCCCGGCGAGTCGTGGTCTTATAAGTGTAGTTCAAAGGACACCGCTAAGGACTTGCAACGGGCGGCTACTGGAGAGGCTAGTAGGATGTGGGGAAACAAGACGTACATTAGCACAGTCAGGGACAATACTACGTTTGAGATACTGAGACTAGAGTAGCAGAAAGGCTAACAACTTGGCATTCAGGAACTACAAGACAGAAGCACCGTATGCAGTCACGACTAAGCGCGGTGAGTTTAAGAGTGCTCACTACTGCAGTTTGACAGCTATAGCTGCAGCTAAGAGCACTAAAGAGTATCGCATCATTCACGGTCGCCATAGAGGTGACTGGAAGCAATTGGTGCATTTTGAAAAAGGAATTAGAGTATGTTTACCTGCGAAGTAGAGAATGTTTACATAGTAGAAGATCACAGATTAAAAAAGTTTAGGGTAATAGAGTTTTACCCTAAGACTAACGTAGCTATTCTGATTACGCCGGGAGGTCACAGAATTAGGACAAGCCTAGATTCAGACATGGCTATGTACTTCAAAACGCCAGAAGAGGCGCTACGCCAGGCCTACAACGAGCTGCAAGAGCTACTTGCAGGCGCTAGAGAAGAGTACCAAGATTCCTTGGCTAGTTACAGAGCAGCTAGAAAGCTAAGCAAAGTAACTCTTGAAGAGTTCATAGCTAAAGTCTCATGGTAGAGATCATTATCACTTTCACAGCAGTAGGCAAAGGCGACTATGTTCTTAATATTGAGAACTTAGCCGAGTATGTAGAAGCCGAGGGACAAGTAGGCAAGACAGCACTTGTCCATGCCCTAGAAATGATAACCAACCACGTTAAGCATGGGCCGCACATGATGGAGGCGGCGAAACAAATTCAATAGGAGGTTACATGACCCCGACAAAACCCGGACAACGATGCCGTGTCATAGGCGGTAGAGCTACAGCTAATGGTGAAGGGCAGAGTCCCAACTTCGGCAAGATAGTAGTTACACAATACCTGCACGATAACAAGGCAGGTATAGAGCAAGAGAATGTGTGGCACTGCTGCTCTAGCAGCTTGTTAACGACCTACTACGGTGCAGGGCTAGAGGCTGACTTCCTTGAGTGCTGGCTAGAGGTCATGCCACCAGAGCCCGTGAGGACCAAAGAAACTCAACTAGAGGAAGAGTTGTGAAAATAAGCATATACGGACCTCATCCAGATGGGCAGGCCATAGCAGAGCTTCTCAAGCACTTACCGGAAGATTCTGCAGAAGCTACCATACAGGCCCCACCACGTAGAGATATAGACTTAAGACCTTGTATGAGGCCGGGAGTTCTTGAGTATGCTATGTCCGTAGATAATAAAGTATTTGTTCACTTGTCTCAACGCACTGAGACTTCCAACTATGAGGTAAAAGTAACATGATTGAATTTATTGAGAACCTGTGGTTTTGGTTTACCGTACCAAACTATTTAAAAGTAGCTGAACGCGACCTAGCAGCAAGTCAGCTACACTTGAGGCAAGCCGAAGCTCAAGCACATTATTCAACCTTGATGATAGAGTACTACAAAGGTTGTATAGCTAGAGACGAGGCTCTCTTAGTGACTCAGCGCACAGAAGATGTTGCCACTGCACAACAAGCCACCTTGTTTGGCAATTCTTAAAGGAAGGGAAGACCAGATGACTAAATAATTTTGCAAATATCTCGCACCAACCAATTTTTCTCTATATAATTCAGTTCTCACCAACCAAACCTTAATTAAGGAAATCACCATGTCAATCGAACTCATGAACGTAGCTATCCCTAAGACTTCTCGTACTGCTTCCAGCAAGTACAAATTCGGTGACCTCACCGTAGGTGGACCAGCTATGGTCGAATCCGAAGTTGTGGATAGCAAGAAAGCCCAAAGCAAGATGACCTCTGCTTTGGTTGCATACCGTAGCCGCACTGGCGATCGGTCCCGCTTCAGTGTTCGGACTTTCAAGGCTGAAGACGGTACTGACCGTATCGGCGTATGGAAGATTGCTGAAGCA